AAAACGTGTTGCTACTTTAGCAAAACTGAGCTCTTCTTTACTTCGGATATCTAGTACTTTTTTACGAAAATCTAATGAATAAGTCATTTAGAAGAGTATAACTAAAATAAGATATTTAGGCTATAGCCTGTTCTAAAGAAGTTCCTTTCGAACACACCATATCTTGTAGTGACCTTGACTGTTGCTGAAAGTTGAGCGTTGTATAACATTGAACAGATACCCACAAAACACGTCTTATGTGGTATTAAATACTATTTGAAAACAGCGTTGATTCAGTTGAATTGAAGACCGCCATATCAGAGCACACTCCAATATGACAGCCTATATAAAAACTTTATTTTAATCCACGCGAGCGTGTGATCGAGGATTTTTTGAACGTTGTTCACCCTTTATTTGGTCACAGGGAACTCAATGAACGGATCTTCTTCAGTCCCCAGCTGCTCCTTACTATAGTGTGTCAGCGTCTTGAGATATTGATCATACCTGAGCTTAAGCTGGTGCACCTTGTCTGGGTATAGCTCTACCACATCCTGATAAAGGTCCCAGTTCTTTTCAACAGGATCGCTTAGGACAAACCTTGGCGATTCCTTCTTATCGATCGGTGTGAACTTCCTTCCACTTCCCATTAGTATTCTCCTTGTTATCCTTATTATATAGATCACCAGCCCACTAAGAGAGTGAGCTAATGAATCTCCAAATCGTTATCCAGATCAGCATGGTGGCAATCCAGGTAACCGGTTCTCTTCTTGAGCAGGCTGCGCCGTGCTTGGTGAAGAGTCTTTGTCTTCCTTCTTTTTATCTCCCCGGCCAAATGGGCTGAACATAATATCCTTCCCCGTCATCGTTAGCTGAACGTTGCCATTATATATAGTAGGAGGAAGCTCTTCTCCACTGACTATCAGCGCAGAGCCCTTCCTTAGGTACTGCTCTATATTACGGTGACTGTCATCCCAGAAGGTAACCTTTCTCCATACAGAGACGTCGTTGCCTTTAACCTTATGGTTGCTGGCGATGCTTAGCTCCATAATACGCTTGCCGTTGACATCCTTAAACTCAGCATCTTTGCCAAGGAAGCCATAGACCGTCATTCTATTGCTCATGGTTTTAGCCTCCCTATGAATTGCATGCTACAAACTCAATAATTTCTTGTGATGCTTTTTTAGGGAAAAGCTTTACAATCAAATTACACGCTTCGAGTTTCGTGAGGTTTTTGTTCAGATAAGCCCAGCATATGGATTGCACGTCCGCTGTTATCGGTCTTTGAGAATACCCTTTAAGAACCTCACGAACTCCTTTTTCTTCAAAGAACTTAAGCATTCTATGTGATGGCAACATCCCTTTAGCATGAGCATAGTGCCTTAGATCATTATCTATTCTCCTCTCTATTGAGACTGGAAGGTTTTTCGCCATTCCCAAGGTGATATCTCTATTGCAAACAGCAACATTATATTTACGTTGGACATCCCTTGGCTCCAAAACTTCCTCCAGAATCTCTTTTCTGATTTCTTCTTTCTCTTGGTGTCTTTTGTTGTACATTCTATCAGCCATAATTACCTCCACAGGTGTTTGGCGTTTTCTTCTTGGTTATAATTTTCCCAACCTTCTGTCTGCTCATCTCCAAAGAGATCAACCTTCAGTTTTGTGGGATAAAGTTTGTGAATAATATGCTTGTATTCCTTTGGTCGGATTTTCCCTTCTCTTTCCTTTTTGATTAGGAAAGGAAATTCCCCATCAGTCTCAGGGACCGAGCCCACCCAGTCTCCTTTGTGAGCTATCAACAGAAACTCGTGAGTGATTTTAGTACGTCCAATGTTGTAAGGTTTCATAAAGTCCCATAGGATAGTGGTGTCATACTGAAATCCCCAACGATCTAACATATCCATAGAGTGTTTAAGATCTGGAACAGGTGACCAAAGAAAGAGTATCGAAAGAGTCTTTGCCATTTCATTAACTGGGTATTTCTTCATAAGCTCCCAGTCGTTTGGCCTTGGGTCTGCATAGAGAACATCGTACTTATTCAATGGAAAGCCCTTATGACGTAGCTCTTCCTGTCGTTCCTTCTGCTTAAGCTTATTGTACTCTCTGGTAATCGATATCTTTTTCCCATCATCATCAAGAGATCCTTCGCACATCAACCTTATGGTTTCATCGTCATCATTAGCGTTTTTAGAGATGTAGTTGAATCTTTCAATGGTTCTAGGGCTAATTCCAGTTTTTTCAGCCAGAATCTCACTGGTTTTTCCACAACCTTCGCGTCTTTTGACGCTATGGTCTAGTTTCTTACCCGCTTTCTTTCTCTTGTCTGCTTGTCTGGCAAGTATTTCTTGTCTACCTCTCTCAAGAACGAGCATGCCAGCAGCATTAAGATTTCTTCGTGCCATCTGATTCTCAATCATCCAAAGCTTTGCTTCATCTTCATCAACAAAATCCTTTTGGATAACTTTGAAATCAATACCATTGGCTGTACAGAATTTGTATCTATTATGGCCATCAATAAGAGTCCCATTCCAAACCACCAAAGCTTCACGACACCCTTCCTTTTTAAGGCTCGATTCAAGGCGGATCTTTTCCGTATGGGTCAAAGGAGGAATCAGTTTCGCAAATTCGGGACTGATCTTAAAATTTTTATTTAGCTCGACTTTCATTTACTAATTCTCCTTTCCATTTTTCTTTCTGCAGAAGTTGATTGTTGCTGCCATGAACCCAGCAAACTCTCTAGGGCTAAAGTCCCCGACGAGCCTCTCTCTAGGTGTGAATTTTCTAACGCGGAAGGTGATAATATTCCCTTTGCTTTGGCGGAACAAAACTGCATATCCAGGGAGATTTAGGCACCAAGTGGGTAGCTTGCTAAGGAAAAAACCCTTGTGCTCAGAAGAGAGATCAGAGTCCTTTTGAACTTCAAAGATACATAGAGGATCACCAGCTTCACTATTAATGACAAAAAGCTCTGTTTTAATCTTGTTGATATGCCTTGTCTTGAGGCATGCATAATGAAAAAGATAGCCTCGGCTTGAAACTTCCTGCTGTAGCCACTCGTGAAATATGCTCTTAGTCGATTTCATCTTCTAAGTCTCCTTGCTCTATTAGAGATTTAGCGATGATCGTGTAAATAAATCTTTCAATATCATCGATCTTTCCATTCTCAAGACTTTTTAGATCTGTCTCGTTTACTACTTCTGTGATAATCTCTTCGTTTGTCATTATAACTTCCCGTATTGGTCCTTAAATTTTACTGTGCTTCCTTCAAAATATAGGTCTATGACACCTGTATGGCCGTGACGATTTTTTGAAACGTCTAGCTTGGATTTATTCCCCTCTCTACTAAGCAGCATTACAATATCAGCGTCTTGCTCGATAGAGCCAGAGTCTCGAAGATCTGATAGTTGTGGTGACTTGCTCTGCCGTTTTTCGGATTCTCTAGAGAGCTGCGATAGACAGAGGACCGTGACATCAAACTCTTTCGCAAGAAGCTTCAAACCTCTAGAGATCTCCGAAACTTCTAAGTAACGATTATTTTTGCGATCAGCCCCCTGGGAAACAATCAGCTGCAAGTAGTCGACAACAACAAGGTGAATGCTATGCTCTCTTTTGTAGCGGCGCACTTCTCTTCGGATATCAGGAAGGGTAAAGCTTTTTTGGTCTATGTAGATCGGAAGCTTTTGAATCGTTTCAAATCCCTTCCTTACCGTGGAAAAATCTTCACTGGAAAGGCAGCCCATCTGAATGTCTAAAAGCTTTTTATCTGAGTATGACGACACGTAGCGATTCACAAGCTCTTGCTCGCTCATCTCCAATGAGAAGAAGGCTGAGCCGTGTCCCTTTGATGCTGCATAGAGTGAGATGTTTAGTGCTAACGCCGTTTTTCCCAGGCCAGGGCGAGCACCCAAAATATAGAGTCTAGAAGGATAAAGCCCACCCAATGTGTTGTCGATGTCAGAAATCCCCGTATTGATATAGCCAAGTTGATATAAATTAGTTATAAGCAGTGATCCTTAAAAAGAACGTCTATTCCACATTGATATTTTCTCCGCTTTGACTTTGCCTGCGCCCACTTATGCTCGATAGGATTTAAATC